CGAAGAGCCAAGGCAAGCACCTACATTTCAATCCGCAGCTACTATAGCCAATCTTCGCACTATTGGATTAACTGCAAAACAGAATACATTGGCTGAGATTAAGCACGCCTACAGAATTCTAGCCCTAAAATATCACCCAGACAAGAACAAGGACGCTTCAGCACTTGGGATGATGAAGAATATTAATGTTGCATTTGCACAGTTGACTGGCAAGGATCATGATTAAAATACAAAGACTAAATACCTTGACAGGAGATTTTTTATTAGAACTTCTGGCGTAATAACTTTTAAACAGATATATTAAGCCAATTAGATGGACAGACCAAACACATCGGCAGAAGGTTCTTTATTAGAACTTGTGGCGAGAGGTAAAAAAGATCTATACTTTATGAGTTCAGATACATCCGCACATGTTCCATTTTCTTATAATATTCAGACATGGCCTGCTACAATTGATGAAACTAGACAAACCCAACCGCTCAATATGGTAGATTTTGGTAGAACAGTAGAATGGGATCTGGAAACTTTTGGTGATATATTGATATCTACATCTTTAGTTATTGATTTACCATCCTGGATTCCTTCTAATATAGCGCCACTAAATCAGACAAGTATTATATCGGATACAAATGGTCAGACATATGGATATACACAGGGTATTGGGGCATTCTTATTTGAACAGATACAGTTTTATCAGGATCAGCTCTTATTACAAGAGTTTAGTGGTGATTTTCTTTATGCATGGTTTCATTTTCAGGGTTCTTTAACACATGAAGCTCTGATACTCAAGGAGATTGGGTGCCATGGGGGATCTCCGCTTGAGATTCAACGGAATGCTACTCCAAAAAAACTTACATTGCGTTTACCGCTTATTGGATGCGCTCATCCAGATGAAGGGGGCTTACCACTTGTAGCTCTTCCCGGTCAAAAATTTAGAATCCGATGTAAATTACGAAGATTAGAAGATTTAGTAGAATCTTCATCACAAGATCTTAAACCCGTGCCATGGGCTAGGAACGATCTTAAAATTACAGATAAAAATGGAATGTCTACATCTTTTATTCCGATTACACGGGAACAAATGGGAAAACCCCTTATTACCCTTGAAACAACACAGCGTTATGTAAGACATGACTTACAAGCACACATTCAGACTACCCATTTTCAGATACCCTTTTTGAGGCCGTTTGAAAATAAGTTAAGCCTTGATTCATCTGACTATGTATCCGTTGGAAATGGAGGTGCCTCTTATATAACAAAACGTATTGATGGGAGGCATCCATCAGAATCTATCATGGTTATGTTTCAGTCAGAATATGTTATAGAAAGAAATCAATTGTGGAATTTAAGGAACCCGCTTGGAACTGGTGCCTATTATAATACTATGCAATTATTGATTGCTGCAAAAGAAAGAGAAAAGGCCTGGGATACAGCACTATGGCAAAATATTTCACCCTGGGTAAAGTCTGAAAAATCACCAGGTATACCTGTTTCATGGATATCTTTTACAATTGGTCCGCAGTACGGAAGTATGTCAGAAATGCGTAGGCCATCGGGGACTGTAAATTTTACCAGCGCAGATAAACCAACTTTGTGGTTAGATATATTAGACACACTGCCAAGTAGCACTGGTAAAAAAAGAGTAACTATGAGATCTATTTCAATTGGCTGGGGAATCTATTCTATTGAATCTCAGAGGGGAGGGTTGTTATTTGGTAATTAATTATAATTTTTCAGGTATTCGTCCATGTAATCTTCGTCAGATAATACACCATCCACTTGATTTACAGTATCTAATGCAACTCGTATCATATTTCTCATTTCAACATCTTTTACAAGGCGCAGGGCGTTATTATTGAAAGCGATTTCTTGCTCAACTGTCATAGATTTTGCAATACTTCCACCTTGTTCCACTTGTTTTTGAGATAATTCAGAACTATACTTCACATCTATAAAGTTAGGACCATCCTCTGAGTCTAGAGGTATAAGTTCAGGGAGATCATCCTCTGACTCTAGAGGTATAAGATCGGGAAGGTCGCTATCTACTGTGTCTAATTCGACTTCCTCTTTATTAGAGGTATCTGAACTTTCTGAACTTGTATATGAATCTATGTCAGTATTATATACGCATTCTCTTGTTTTGATAATTATTACAAATAAATCAATCCACGCAAGTTGAATGCACGTCATCGTTATAAGACACGCTAATTTATAATTCATAACATAGCAAGTGGCATATATTCCAAGTAAGAAATACATCGCACACGTATGATCATTTATGATATCTCTTGGACGCAGATTCTTTCTTATACAACATAAATGTCTATCCTTGTTATATATATCAGAAATATACGCCATACTAATATTCATTAGTGTGACGTATGTCAATTTTTTAGTGTACCCCTAAATTTGAAAATGAAAGGTTTATCTATACAGTATGGCCACATATCGTCTTGAATTATGCGTAACAGATCAGGGAAAACCGTTCTATCCTCCTACAGGCACACTTGAGAAATTAACAGCAGATAATGCAGGATATGATCTGAAACTAGTCGCAGATCAACTTCCAGTATCTACTGCTACTCTCGCACCCCTTGGTGTTAAGGCGCGAATGATTAAATATACACCGACGCACGAAAACGTGCTTCTTCAAGAGGATTGTCATTTTACCCTTGAACCACGTTCTTCCATTTATAAGACAGGGTTCATGATGGCAAATACTCGTGGTATTATTGATAGTTCCTATCGCGGAGAGCTTAAGGCACCTCTTATATCAGTAGGATCTAATGCTACATGTATCGAAAAGGGAACACGACTCTTTCAAGTCATTGCACCAGGGTTGGGATATATTAAGGAGGTTGTATATGTAGATTCTCTTCCCGAGACGGTGCGTGGCGAAGGTGGATTTGGAAGCACGGGGTCTAAGTAGATGGATATCAGTCAGATAAATGCATATGGAACAAACCAGCCAAGGGGGTCCGTAACTACATTATTAGATTTAGTATCGCGAGATATACAAGATAATACACTTTTTCCATTAGATGCTCAAGTAACCAGGTTTACACGAGATGAGGGTCTACGGACAATTCCAATGTCATCTGTTATGCGGGAATTCACGTTTCGTGGACCAGCTACTCTTGGTCAGACATTTACCTTTGAATTGGGGGATGCAAATTGTGGAGATTTAATAAGTGGCCTTTTTATTCAACTACAACTCGGTGACTGGTTTAATAGCACCTTTCGAGATCTTTTATCAAGCTATACAGTTATACCAGTAAATCCTTCTGAATTATGGACATATTGTAATTCTATAGGTACATCTATACTTGAAGAGGCTACATTTGAGGTAGATGATCAAGTATTAGAACGGATTACGGGTGATTCAGTTCACGTTAGTTCTCTTTTATTTCCAGACTTGAATACACAAGTTGGATTATATAATACAATTGGGTTTAAGACAGTTGAGCAACTTAAGGGATATGATGGGTTACGTTCTTTTTTTACAGAAGATGGGTGGGTAACAGTTCCACTTATGTTTTCTATCTTACGAGAAAAAACTACTGCAACATTTCCAATTATAGCCTGTCGTGAAGGAACTATGCGAATACGTGTAACCTTAAAGAAGTTTGATCAAATTGTTCGTATTCAATCTGGTTCACGTGCTTCTTGTAACGATACCCCATTATCAAAATCCTCATTATTTTCAGATTTAAGAATATCTATAAATAGAATAAAAACATTTACCTCTTCTGATAGCGAACCCCCTTTAAAAAATATTCAGTTGCTTACACAGGGTATTTTTGTAGACGGACCTTATCGCGAGATGTTATTACGGCAACCCTTTGAACGACCCTTTCGTGAGATTCAGCAGTTTGATTTTACTGAACCATTGAAATATATAGTAAATAAATCTGGTAATGACCTTATTACAGTTCAATTGCCTTTAGAGGCAAACCAGCCAGTAGAAGAAATCGTATGGTTTCTGAGGCGTAAGGCGGCAGTAACTCTTAACAATGACTGGACAAATTACAGTGCTACATTGGAAAAAGAGTATGATCCCACATTTTCACCCCTTCAACCTCTTTTAGTTTCTGCAAAATTACAGGCGAATGGCCAAGATATAATAAGTCAAGATGAATCGTGGTTTCGTTCTCATATTTCAAGGGCGCATAGAGGTGGAAGAGTTGCATACGATGCGTTTATTTACGGATATTCATTTGCAAGGCATCCAGGCCGACATGATCCAACGGGGACTATAAATGCCAGTCGCCTACATTCTCTTCGATTAATACTAAATGTGAGGCCACCAGGGGGGGCTTCTGATACAGAATGGGAGGTTCATGTGTTTATCTATGCCTTCCAGTGGGTCAGGTTTGGAAATGGTATCTGTAATAAGGTATTTATTGATTAAAATTGAAATGTAATTTAACAGTATTTTACGTAAAATGTCAGGTATTGAAGAGTTTACAAAGGAATTCTTTATCCAGTCTTCTGAAGCCTGGATGAAGAATAAGGTCAGGAGGGGCCATTGTATGGCTTATACATGCACGGCGCTTACACAGGAAGGTAAATCTTGTAAGCACAGTGTCTTTATAAAGGATGGGACATCTGATCACGTGTGTAAACGGCATCGTAATTATCATATAAACAAAATGACAAAAGAGGAATAGATGGTAGCCAGCCTATTAAAAATTATATCCACAGGCGTTCAAGATGAAAGGTTACAACCTCCAAAGGGTCAACCAAACATAGATTCTCTTATAAGTGTCTTAATTAAAGCAGGTCGCTATGGAACAAACTGGGCAAGAATTGAATTTGATACCCGTCCAGATTTTGGAAAGACAGCTATAGCTCGTCTACCCGTGCAAGGGGAACTTATTTCAAGAGTTTTTTTAGTTGTTCAAATGCCAGATATACAGACACCGCAACGTTTAGCACAGAATGCCAAAATAAATAATCAACCTGTCTCATTTATAGGTCCTCATTTTGGGTGGACGAATTCACTTGGTCACAATTTAGTGAATCAAGCACAATTACATATTGGCGGTGTATTGGCTGATAGAATTCCAGGTCAACTTATGGAAATGATAGATGAGTTTCAGACACCCTTAGAAAAAACACTTGAATCTAGTCGTCAACTTTGTAGAAAGGATAATGGCTTTACAGATACTTCCTTTGGAAATTCCAATACTTCCGAGCAAGTAGTTGTAAATATACCATTCTGGTTTAGTAGAGGAGACCCAGGTTGTTATTTACCTATAGATGCCCTAAGTGTAGATGAGGTTCGTATTACATTTGATTTTAATCCTATAAATACTCTTTATTATAGTGAATCAAGAAACATAGATGTAAATGGATATGATGTAAAAACAAATATACCAGGGGGTTCTTTATGGCCCATGGCAGGTTCTCGTTTTTATTATACAGATCCCCTTGGATCCACAATTCCAGGATTAGAACCAAATAGATCCCCTGGTATCCGTGCCTCTCAGTATCCTTCATCCATAAAGATGCCAATGAATTACTCAATGAATGATGCATATCTTATGGTTGAATATATATATTTAGATAAACCTGAGGCAAATAGATTTCGTATTGCAGATATTCAAGTGCCAGTCGTACAACATTACACGTTTAATCCAGTAGATACTCAGAATAATAGAAATGCTACTATCCCCCTTATTATACCAAATCCCACGAGGGATATATTTTTTTATTGCCAGAAATATGAAGCTCCAGGGTATAACGCACCTTTCTTATGTACGCGCGACTTGAGTAATGCTAAATTCCCCTTTGCCCCTTGGTGGCCAGATGCAAAGGGGTTGGATGAGAGAATATTCGGAAGTCTAAGTCCTGGATTTTCTAATAGAAATTCAGAACCTATTCGCTGGCTCGCTCTAAATTATACAGATACTCTTAATCGCTATAGTTCTGAAAATGTTGCACTTTTTCGTTCTATTATACCATCTACACAACAAAGAAAGGCACCATGGGTAAATCGTTACTTTTATAATTTACCATTTGGTATTCAAAATGGGTCTACGCCATTTTCAATGCCTGTAGGCGAGGCAAATCATGATAAGATTCAGAAGTTACAATTAGTTTTAGCATTTCATGGTAAGACTGGCAACGTAAATGATGATATTGTAGATAGATATACCGTTTACGTGTATGCTGAGACATATAATATTTTAAGGATATATGGAGGGCGCGCAGCATTAATGTTTGCATATTAACCATATATGACTTCCGACATTATTTTATGTATTCTACACTTATAAAATATAAGAGTAGAATAGATGAATACTGCATTTGGAGGAAATAGAGTTGGTGGTATAGTAACGCTTGATATAAAAAACGCATATCCAGTTGGCTTGCTTGCTGGATTGGGTCCTAAATACAATGATCAGCAAGAATTAACACTTGCGCAACTTAGATATACTGCATTACAAAGTGATTTAGCAGTAAAGGGATTTTTATCTAATGTAAATTCAAGTATTGATACCTTAAATACCGCATTGATAGCACCTAAGTCATTTAATTCACAGGTAGAATCAATTGGATACATTAATAGTGCCTCTCAAATAAATGATATAAATCGAAATACTTTAAATGTAGTAAACATAGCATACACGAATGCAAAGCTTGTTGCAAAGGTGTGTAGTGATGCAGCCTATTCAGGATACCTTACAACTGAAGCATATAATATATTCGCTGAACGATCTAGAACTCTTATACCTGCTATATCTTTAGGAAAAATGACACCAAGTGCAAATCCTCGTGACACAGCCATCCTATCGATTATTTCAACATCTGTAGCAAATAATATTCAGGGTATACAAAATACAATTAATGATGCCTCTAATAATGTATATGAATTTATAAATAAAACACAAAGCCTCATTGATTCTGCTGTATCTGTATCATCATCCGTTGCTATAAATTTATACCTTCAATTTAAATTCACAAATCTAGTGAATTTAGTAGCCAACATATTTTTAGACGTAATATCTGAATTTGCTGGAAAAGAAACACTTATTACTCAGTATAAATCACAGCTTTTAGATGCAAGTGGTAATCCGTATGGGCCAAAAGTGCCACTTCAATCTGCTATAAATGTAGCTAGTTATACACTTACCTGTATAAATACATTCATCGCTAAATTTAACACCCCCACAGATTATACTAAACCTATTGATAATTTAAGTACCCTTGTCGATATACTTGAGGCTTCTGCGAGAAAAAAAGACGAATATATGTATTTAACACGTGCAGTTATGAATGGAGAGATTGCAGCAGCATCTACTATTCGTGGTTATGGTGGCAAAATTTCTGTCCCAAATGTTTTACCATTCACACCAATTTATGTATCAAATGAAGTTATTCTAGATGCAGATAATGCAAGAATTATAGCTCTTGCAGCAGATAAATCTGCATCTAATGCGCGAGCAATAGTAGAAGCTATTAAATCGCTTAGGGATGTTTTCTTAGAAACTCTTATACCAGAAACACTAACGCAGACTATTGCAGCTGACTCATCTAGCGCAATTACTTCTATATTAGATCAAGTTAATATAATTACATCAAATTCTTCACCAATAGATGCAGTATTATTAACGTCTAGGGTAAATAATTTTTTATACGGGAAAATACAAGAATATACAGATAAAGAACGTGTATTATTATCTTCTAGTGAAGAAGCATCCTTAATATTAAATATATTAAATAATGCAAATACCATTCCTTTTGATACGCTCTTGAATATTCAATCTAAATCTCAAATATTAAATGATGCCAAAGAAAAGTCACAAGCTATATCTGATAAATTATTACCTCGTCTAATTTCTTCAAATAATAATGCAAATAATTTAGTAACACCGCAAAGGATTGCTACTCAAACATTCGCATCTAATAAAGCAGGGGCAAAATTAGCCTATAATAATTCACTTCTACAAAGATTATCTAAAGATGGAATCCCCTCCCCCCCCAAACCATATAACTCATTTAAGGCAGGTATTCGTGCACAAACACTGCCACCCATAGCAAACCCTAATATACAACAGCTTATAGAAAGGAATAAAATACAACCTGTGGGCCTTAATTCTTTAAGAACAATATCTGATACACAGCTAAAGCTGGCTCAGAATGTTCAATATATATCTGATCAAAGTAAGTTTTCATTTAGACAGTAAATTTTCCGTCATTAAAAATTGAATCCGTGACAGCGATATATGATAGTATACTGCTTATATGGATTCCTCTGTGCCATTTGTTATTCATTTGATTAATGATTTGAATGTGGTCCATGATGACGTTATTACAGTTCATAGAAGCATAGTTGACAATGCATATAATGTTACATTCAGTGATCAAAATAACGGATCACCCGTTAAACATCGTATGACGGGGCTAAGTCGCATGGCCGTTCAGAATTACCTATTTAGAATTCTTAAGAATCAGGTAATTGATGAGCAGGGTTATAAGTATATACAGATAACAGCCCCAGCAATGCCACGCGTGTTAGTTTCAGGGTCAAAGATGAGGGAAGAGTATTATCGTGAAGAAATAGAAGAGGTAATAGGTATAAGTTTAGAAATGTTAGGTGAAGTGAGAAAAAAAAAGAATGTGTCAG